ACTGTTAATTTCACAGAAGAAACTGAATGTGATATCTTGATAGTTGGTGGTGGTGGTGGTGGTAGTGAATCGCACGGTGGAGGTGGTGGTGCTGGTGCTGTTATATTTATGAAAGATGTTGTTATGAATGGTAATTATAATATAAAAGTTGGTAATGGTGGTTTAACAACAACTGCGGGAAATACGAATGGTATTGGTTTAAAGGGAAATAATAGTGAGATATTTAAAACAGCTACAAATAAAGTTATAGCTGAAGGCGGTGGAGGCGGTGGTGGTAAAAATACAACAGATGGTGATGGTGGTGATGGTGGTTCTGGTGGTGGTGGGGATGCTTATAATCAAAGTATAGGAAATGGTGGAAATGCTATTTCTTATATTCCAATTTTAGATAATATTACTGGAATTAAATATGGTAATAATGGTGGAAATGCTCATAGTAATCCTGGTGCTGGTGGTGGTGGAGGGGGGGCAGGAAGTGCTGGTGAATCAGCAACTCATGGACATTACGATGATAATGAACTGCAACAAGCATTGGGAGGTTCAGGAATACAAAAGGCAACTATTGATAATATAGATTATGATTTTAAAGATTTATTTAATTTATCAACTGATAATTCTATAGGTGAATATCATTCAGGAGGAGTATATAATGGTATAAATTATAACGAAGGTGTATATTTTGGAGGTGGTGGAGGAAATGGATGTTGGGCAGACCCAGGTGGTGCTGGTGGTATTGGTGGAGGAGGATCAGGTGGAGATGACACGTTGGAAGCTTCTGATCCAGGATTAAACAACACCGGTGGCGGTGGTGGAGGAGGTGGAGATGCTGGGGCTGATGGTGGAAACGGCGGTTCAGGTATAGTAATAATCCGTTATAAGACAACTGGACAAGCACCTGAGATATTATATCCTGGAACTGGTGGTAAATCAACATTACCTGGAACTGCAGGTATATTAGCATTAAGAGAATATCGTCCTTCAGGACAGCAATATTCCATTACAAGAACTGCGGGTTATAATTTACCATATTCATATGAATGGTCTGGTATGACTAATGAACATTCTGATAAAAACTATTTATATTCCACAGTAAGTTCTACTACTTTCTTGAATACTGATTTTATTATTAGTTTATGGTGTTATTTGAATAATACCGAGAATATTTCGTTATTATCAATACCAGATATTCTTGAGGTATATGTAGATAATCAGGAATTAGTATTTGAATTGTCAGATGGTAAGGCAACAACAATAATAAAACGTGATAATAAATGGCAAAACTTATTATTTGTAAGATCTAATGGTGTATTAGAGATATACGTAAATAATGTGAATAAATCTAAATTAATTGCTAAACCATCTGTGGATATTGTAGATGTTGAAAAAACTTTATATATTAATAAATCCGCAACAATTGTGGATAACTTTATAAATCCAATGAAAATATCAGATCTACGTATTTATAGTAATGCTTCTAAATATATTATAAATAAACTTGCTAATTTACCTAAAGATCAATATTGTTATATTGGTGCAAATCAAATAACTGATATTGCTCCATCAGTATTATCAGAGTTTAAAGTTAATAATGTAGGAACTACAGAATTATCTACNACNACAATTACTTATCATCCAGTTACCGTATCAACAANTACAGTTGTTCCTGTTGAAACTACAACAGAACAATCACGTGATGTTACTATTAATACTGTAATTGGCAATCAATCTTTAATAGCTTACGAATGGTCTAATTTAGAAGCATCTGAATCTCTTAAACTTTCCAATTTGTATATGAGTGTTAACAATGGTAAGGATTTAGTAAATAAGTTTTATAATGGTTTTGAGTTTTCTACAACATATTGGTTTAAGTTCAGTTCAGATACAAATGAATATGAAATTAAATTAGCATCAACAGAGCATACAATATTAGAATTGAAGAATAATGCTGATAATTTATTAGAAGCATCTTTCAATATTACTAATAATAGTAATGAGATAATAACAACTACCTTAGATCAAGAATTGGTTCAAGATCAGTGGTATTTGATTGGATTAACCGCAGGTATAAGTGATAAATATGTATCATTATCGTTAGCAGCATATGATGCAAGCTTTGATGGTTCTACAACCAGTTATATTAGTGCAAGTGCTTTAGTTCCTCAAGTATCTGATTATAATTATAATATTAATACATATACTAATGAATTAAAAATTAATGCTAAAGAATATGGAGATGTTAAATATTATAATAGATTTATAACACTTGTAGATATCTATAACATCTTAATAAATAATCCACCAACTTCAGAAACCTTAACATTAACTGGAACAACAGAAACAACGGTTAGTTTAATTGGTGATTCAACAGATTCAGTTAGTTTTGATATTAATTTAGTTGGTGGAGAATATCAATTAAGCGGTGTTGATTCATTAGGTAATTCATTTACTAATACATCATCATCAAGTTCATCTGTTCAAACTATTAAGATCATTAAAGGAACTGAATTAACATTAAATGTTTCTAGTTCTTCAGATCATCCATTTATTATTGTTAAATCTAATGTAAATCCTAGTAGAACATCTGGTAGTGATTCTAACAAATATACTACAGATGTTACGTATGATGAAACAACTACAGAAAAATATAATTCTGGACAAATAAATGGTTCTATAGTATGGGATACAAAAAATAGCGATTTAGGATTGTATTATGGTATTTGTGTTAATCATACTGAAATGTATTTTATAATTGAATTAACAACTGGTTCAGATACTACAATAAATACCGTAACTGAAGTAGAATCAACAATATCTATTGATGATATTCATAAATATTATAGAATACATATGTCTTTTGCATTTTCTAAGAATGATTTAGAATTATCAGCAAATGTAAGTGATCTAATAATAAGATCTGATACTAAAACATATCTTAAGTTTATTGCTGGTCATCAACCAACTCTTAAATTATATTCAGATACTGAAGAACAAACAATTACTACAACACATACAACATTAAGTCCTAATGTATGGTATGACTTTTATGTAACACTGAAATATGACGGAACAGATACAACAGGTGAGATCTATATTGGTAAGGATAATAGTATAGAATATTCAATGAATTATTCTAAACCAAACTTCATACCGTTTAAAGGTATTGATTCAACTGATACATTGGAAGTTCGTGTAGGTGTTAATGAAGACGAACAACCAGAAAAACTTAATAAGAAGATCGAGAATATTAATATTTTTACTAAAAAACTAAATCGTTATACTATTAATAACTTGATTAAGAATAATGCTGTAGCAATTATACAACCTACAACAATAGAAGCAAATAAATTAGAATTATGGTATCGTCTCAATGACTTTACGAATAATAATTTTGATGATACGATTAACGATAGTAGTGGAAAGAGTCGTAGTGGTGTTATAATAGGAACAAGTCCAACACAAGAAGTAACAAAAATTAATAATAAAGAAAAATCCAATAAATTATTGAAAAGCAATTTCAAAGCAATGAAGATAACTGATGCTACTTTTAATATATCAACACCTGCTATTACATTGAATAATAACTTTAGTATTATGATTAAATCTAAATTAGGTTCAACTGATGAAGATCACAATGTATTTACGTATAATGATCTACGTGTTGATATCTCAAGCACAGAACTGAAAGTAAAATATGGTTCAACCGAACAACCTATAGCATATACATTTGCTGATGAATGGTATGGTATAACATTAGTTTATAATAAAAATAAAACTAAATTATCTGTATATATTAATGAAGAATTAAAAGGTAAATATAATTCTGTTAATATTACCACATCAACAAATATATTAAAACTTTCAGATTATTTGGATCATCCAACTACTCCTACTACTATAGCATTAGCATTAGAAGATTTACGTATATTAAGTAATGAAGTAAAATATCAAACTATTTACGAATATGTAAATGGTATTAATATAACTTAATTATACCTTTACCCAAATAAATATTTATATTATTTTTATAAAACTCATATTGTAAATAATATGATTATAACAGAAGAATTTGATAAAATAGTAGAAGAATTTAATAATTTAAAACATATTAATAGTCAAACGGAAAACATATATAGTAATATAACATATAATACAGTAAATAATGTATTAGATTATAATGAAATAATAGAAAAAAAAGATGATATAATATTGGAAACGATATATGATACATATGATGAATATTTGTATATATATAATGATATAGCAAAGAATATTGTTTTTGCTGTATTTGAATATGAAAAATTGATAATAGAGATGGATTTTCTATATTCTGCGATGATGAAAGCTAATGTAGATGAATTATTATTTGAATATAACATAATATCAAAAAATATAATACAGTTGGTTTTAAGATTTAATGAGATAGTAGAATTTAAGGATGATATAGTTGATGGTGATTTAACTGATTTAGCGTTAAATAATTTAAAAACAATATTGATAAATGAGATTGTTGATATTTATAATTATAATATAGCACAATATGAAGATTTAATATTAAGAGCTATAAGTATAAAATATAAAGGTCCAATTATAGATGAAGATCTATTTAATAATTTGGAACAGCGAATATTAAATATTGTATTAGTGTATAATACGTATATTGATGAATATATTGTAGTTCGTGAAAACCTAAAGATTTTACATAATATTTATACCGCTGTGTTAAATAAGGTTCAACCTAATTTATATACGGATGGTCCAATTATATTACCTGAGAAATATGATTATTTAGAAAATAAATTGATAAATGTAGTAAAACATTATAATACTACTTTAGATTCATATAATTTAACTTTGCAATATACTATAGATTTATTTAATACAGCTGTATATAATTTTAAGAATAATATCGCCGAATTAAATTATTATATTGATAATGAAATACTTGTATATAAGATCCGTTTATTTTCAATATATTTAAATGTTTTTATAAAACATTTTAGGATAATGTCATATGATATGAAAGTTATAGAATTAAAGAAAATACGACAACATTATATAAGATATTTAAAAGATTTAAACGATTTAAAAAAAGCTTATATTTTATCACATTTACATCCTTTATTACTTTGTCCTATATTTTTATTATCACAACCGAATGATACAATAATATTAAAAGATAATGTAGTTGATTTCCGTAATATAAGTTTATATTATGGAGCGATAGCGCCTGATTTTATAAGATTTAATGTTAAGGTTTTAACATCCAATGTAAGATCTAATTTGTTATCAACCCCTGATAATAATATTGTATTATTTGAAAATACTTATGATGGAACATTATATTTTTATCCAGATTATCGTAATACAACATATGAAATAGAAATCGAAGCTTATAGTATGTTAATATCGCAGGTTAAATATAGGATAACATTAATAGAAAATGGATTTCCTGAAATAAATCCAATATATTATGAGAACTCTACAATTAAATTAGGTAAAATTAATGATAATACTTTTAATATAAACTTACGAAAATATTATGATGATAGTAATATATTATTTATAGTTGAAAGTGGTTATTCAATTCAAAGTAATTTAAGTTATGACGATATATATACTTATAAAACAACATATGTAGATTATTGTAATATTCCGATAATTACTGATAATATAAAAATAACACCATATATGGTAGGTTATCCAATATTTTTTAATGAATATTCAAATACTTCAGTTATTTTGGATATAATTAGTTCTCCTGAGGAGACGATGAATACTTTTACAATTGAATTGTTTGATAGAACACCATTAATTTATGATTTAACCGCAATTAACGAATGGTATATTAATGTAACTACTGAATCTAAAATATCATTTGAGTTTATTAGCGATACCCGAGAAAATATTAAAGATCCTACAATTCCTATAATAATTCAAGAATTAACTGTATTAAAGATATATCCGGATTATCGTGGTGAATCTTATAGTATACGTATTAATATAGAATCATCAAATGATTATGCTTTAAAGAATATATTAGAACTAACATTAGTAGAAGATGATATTCCAAAACCTTATAGAAAAACACGTAATTTATTATTAGATCATTTGTTATTACGTGATACGAATCTTACATTTAATGCGAATAATTACTTTGAATCAGGAACAACTGAGTTATTATATTTTGATTATTATATTTCAAATATAATAGATTATGTAAATGATGTAGAGATTGACGTATTATCATATAATGCTTTTGAAATAATAAATAATAATTTAGTATTTAGATCAGATTATAGAAATATAGGATATAATTTGTATGTATATGCAATTGATTCAATTTATAATGTTAAAAGTGAAGATTTACTTGTATTAAATATAAGAGAGGATAAAGTGTTAAACGAATTAAAACCATTACTATCATTTGATGAATTGGGTAATGAACTAATAATAATAAATTTGCTGGATCATATTCGATTACCAGATGGTCAAGAATTAAGATATATAAATGGTTTGCGTTATAGTGTTGAAATTGATAAAAACTTACGTAAAAGTAATAAAAATATGAATAATGCGATATATATAACAGATGGTAAATTATATATAAATCCGGATTATAGAGATGATATTTACAATGTAAATATTTTGATAGAATCTTATGAATTTATTTTGCGAGATAGAATGACATTCTCATTTTATGTATCTGAGGTTATTGCACCAAGCCCTACATTGTTAAATAATAATCTACAATTACAGACTGGTAATTATAATAAGTTAACAAAAACATTAAATGTTAATAATCTAACAATATTTGAGCATAATATCAATTTAGATATATTTTTTATTAATGAAATTGAATATAGTAAAAATGTATATACTATATTAGATGATACTGATAATGATAACACAATTGTAATTAAAAATAATACTTTAATTATAAAACCAGATGTTCGTGGTAATGTATATAATTTAAGTATTTTATGTGTAGATAAATTATATGGAACATATAATGAAAGTAATTTATTAAATTTGAATGTTACGGAATTAGAGCCTATAGCATTGGATTTTGAAAGTAATATGTATAATTTAAGTAATATTGATTTACAAATTGATTTGAACAAAATATTTAGATCTACAATAACAAATGATAAACTAACATACTATATATCAATAGAAAGTGATCATATTTTACGATTAAATGTTTTTACTTTTAAGAATGTTTATGAATTAGACAATAATATCTTAAAGATATATCCAGATTATCGTGGAATTAACTATAGATTGAATATTACTGCCATCAATATACGATATATAAAGCAACCGAAAATATATTACATTGATATAAATGAACACGTTAAAATGCCAATAACACCTACTATATCATTTATTGATATAAATATGATAAGATTTAATTATGATACTAGTGATATTTTGTATAATTTAGATACATTATTAAAACATTATAAATATTATTCAAATTATATAATACGATTAGAATCGGATATTTTAAAAATAGAGGATTATATATTAATATCTCTAGATAATTTATTAATTAGTAACTTTCCTTATGAATATAATTTTACTGTAAATATAGTATTATTTGATATAATTACTAATAAAACGATTGAAGATAATTTAATAACTATAAGATTTCGTAATAAAATTGAAAACGTTTTTTTATATACTGAATTGACTACTATTTCTTTACTTATTCTAGATGATAATTATAAATATGAAACAGAAGGATTAAATGGTATTAATATTACAAATATGGTAACAATAACAAATAATAGTGTTATAATAACAAAACCAAATGTAGTTCTTTTTCAATATGATTTTGTAATTAATATAATACATATTGAATTAAATATTATAGTAAATCAATTTTTTTATAAGGTGTTTAATACCGTAGTGTAAAGATCATTTATATCAAAAACATTGATATAATTATCATTATAATAATACCATTTGTAAGGTAATATTATAAATTGATGAGAAGATAAATTAACTGTAATAATTTTAGTATTTTGTGTTGGTATATTATTTTCTAATTTTGAATTAGGATTACAGATATGCAATTCAATATCTGAATCATTATTGTTGTGTATTAAACAATATTTAGAATTATTAGTTTTCCAAGTATTAATAGTAGATGAAGGTTGTATTGAAATAAAATTGTATTTAAACCAAGATTCTAGAACGATAGTAAGATCAGGTGTATGATCTGAAATAATTAGAGGATTTTTTTGATATAATAAATAAAAATCAAATTTATCAATGGTAGTTTGATTAATTACAATAGTGTTTGAATGAATATGATAAATAATAATAATAGCTATAATAATAAGTATAATAAAAATCGTAAGTATTTTATAAAATAACATTTTAATTTAATTAAATAATAATGCCTAAAGTAAAGAAAAAATATGGAGGTATTCCTCCATTATTAGTTGCGAAAGCAGCGAAAATGGCTAGTGAGTCTAAAATGGTTCAAGAACTATCAGGTAAAGCTGTTGATTTTGTTCAACAAGGTGCAAATGCTGTAACGAATAATTCAGAAGGTGCAAATGCTGTTATGAATAGTATGAAAGATGTAATGAATAAACCAGAAGCTGCAAAAACTATGACAAATGGTGCGAAAGATGGTTTATTAGATATTATAGCAGCAGCTGATCAAGCACGTAATAATTTACCAGAATCTACTGATGATCCACCAGGTAAAGCTGACACTACAACAGGTGTTTCAGTAGATTCTCCACATAACGGTCTGATAGCAGGAACAAAAACAGGTGCAAAAGCTGATTTAGCTAGTGTTGGTCCAACTCTTAAGCAATCTAATCATCAGGTTGACTATAGTAAAGATACAAGTTTTTATATTATATTAGCAGTGGCTTTAAAAGGGATTGTAAGATATATATGGGATTTATTTGTTATGACAGTCAAAAGCATTTATAGATTATTTACGGATTTAATATTAATACCTTTTTTTATATTTTTACCTTATGTATTTGATGTATTAGCAGTTATTTTAATATTAATATTATTAATATTAGTAATAATCTATTTTGTGAGTGGTGGTAAGAAAAGACAAAAAGGTAATATGTTTGATAATATGCTAGGTGGATTTTCGATGTTAATAATGCCGAATATTTCTGGTTATGCTAAAGATACAGCTGACGATTTTAAAGATGATGCGAAAGATTTTACAGGTGGTGTGTTTGATGTTTTTGGTAGTATAGGTGATACAATAAATGATACTATATTCAAAACTTTTTTAAGATTTTTTATTTCAAATCCTGGTATTGATGATATAAATGAAAATGATAAAAGTGTAAGACTACAAAAAACAGAAGGACGTTGTAATAATAGAACACATATTGAATCAAAAGATGGTCGATATTGTTATGATCAGTTAGATAAAAAGGATATTGAATGGGCTGATAAAACGATTGATTATAAGTTATTAAAAAGTAAAGATATGAAAACGAGTGGAAAGAATACGCATTATGATTATTATATTCCTAATTGTAAAGGATCTGGATTATTTACAAAAGAATACATAGCAAGTTGTAAAGATAGTAGAAGAACAAAATTTATATGTAAAATATAAATGGCATCAGGTAAAAATATAACAGATGAACCAATAGAAGAAAATGCACAAGCTACTAATAATCAACAAAACTTAGATAATTTTAATGAAGAACAACGAAAATTGGCTGAAGATAGAGCTAAACTTGCTAGCTTAAAAGAACAATGTCCAATAAAAAACTCGGATTTAGTTAATTACGATACAAGTAAAGACAGATGCACATTAAAAGAATGTCCAAATGGTTTTGTTAAATCTGCAGATGGAACAAAATGCGAAATGTATATTGATGATATTGATATATACCGATATAAAAAAGAAAATAGTTGTGGAGAACAATATATTGATTGGATAACAATTCCAAATTATCATTTAGGTAATAGTTTTTTTACATTAAATACTGGAGAATCAAAAGATGATTTTAATGGTTGTTTTAATCCGTGTGATGTAGATTTTGTTCCATACAAAACGAAAGATGATAAAGATGCTAGTAAATCAAAAGATTCTATACATTGTATTCGTAAATCTATAATAGATATTGGAAGATATGGAAAATATACATTAGATTATTGTCCTTTAGTATTAATATTATTGTTAAGTTGTGATATTTTAGAAAATAATGAATTTAGAGGTGAATATGTTAGAGAAAAAACAAATAAAAAAATAGAGCCAAGTATCAGCCCTGAGATAAAAGATAATGAATTATTGTTGAGTGAGATGAAAGATGAATTAAAGGTTAAAGGTAAAAAGTATATTATACATTTGTTAAATAAATATAAACCTGATTTTTTAGAAAAAATAAAATTAGTTAGTTTTGAGTTAGATAAATGTTATGATACGTCAATATTAAATTTGAGTTCTGATAATAAAGAACCAATATTACACGCTTATAAGGTTTATAACGATAGTATTGATGAAACAAATGATCTTGACAAATATGTAAATGCGTATAAATATATGAGTAATGATGGTGATGTTGTTCAATTAATGGAATTGCATAAAAAGGTATTAAAATGGGCTTGTAATGTAGTTTTTGATAAAAATACAAATTATGGAAAGCGTAATTTATTTTTGTATGAAAAGTTTAGTAATCCTGAAGAAACAGACAGTTCAATTGATGAAGAATTAGAATATATACGAAAGGTTAATAAGAATGAAATAAAGAATGAGGATGATATATTTTTTAATTTTGATTTTTTACATCCTGGAAAAGTTTTATTAAAATTAATGTATAGTGGTGATACTGATGATATAATGAAAAACTCATATATATTAGGATTACCGGCAACAATAATATTATTATCTGTTTTTGTTATATTAGTAGTAATAGCTGTATTATTTTATAAATATACTAAACCGGTATATGCTAGATTTAAAGAAGTTTTTGTATTAGTTGTGTATAGTATTGCTAGTATATTTCATTCTAGTATAGAACCTAAATATATTATAACAGATCTTTTGACTAATCTTAAAGCACAACTAGCAAAACAATCTACGAATGATGCAATTGTTAAGAATGATAACACAGTAGGTGATAAAGAAGTTAAGAATGTTGATGATGCTAAGGGTATTGATGATGTTAAAAAGGAGGTTAAAGGGGATAAGGATGTTGATGATGCTAAGGAGGATAAGAATGATAAGGATGTTGATGGTGCTAAGGATGATAAGGAGGATAAGGGTATTGATGATGCTAAGGAGGAGGCAAAACAGGTTTTAGGTGATAACGCTAAAGATTTGTTAGGTGATAACGCAAAAGATTTGTTAGGTGATAACGCAAAACAGGTTTTAGGTGATACAGCTAAAGATTTGTTAGGTGATAACGCAAAACAGGTTTTAGGTGATAACGCAAAACAGGTTTTAGGTGATACAGCTAAAGATTTGTTAGGTGATAACGCAAAACAGGTTTTAGGTGATACAGCTAAACAGGTTTTAGGTGATAACGCAAAACAGGTTTTAGGTGATAAAGCTAAACAGGTTTTAGGTGATAACGCAAAACAGGTTTTAGGTGATACAGCTAAAGATTTGTTAGGTGATAACGCAAAACAGGTTTTAGGTGATACCGCTTTGGGTAAATTAGGTGATATGGCAAAAGGTTTTTTTAAAAAAAAATGATATAAGCATATAAGCATTATATTTTAATTAATAAATGAGTTCAGTAACAATATTAGATATTTTATTAAAAAACAAATTGGAATCTTTGGAAGAACCTAAATCAAGAAAGAAAGAGAAGGATCCTAATTTTCTAACAAAAGAAGAGAAGTTATTTTTTTATAAAAATGGGATTAAACATTGAAGCTTTGATATGGTCAATTTATAAAATGAAAGGAAAATTACCTCAAGTAAAAGATTACGATGCTGTATATAATGTAACTGAAGACGAGTTTAAAGATGCTATTATAAAAATTAAAAAAAATAGAAAACAATTAAAGCATTTGAAGACTTTACCTGTAGTTGTTCAAAGAAGTGATGAATGGTTTGATATGCGTAAAAATATGTTAACAGCGAGTGATACATATAATGCTATTATTAAAAGTAAAACTTTGGTAAAAACTAAAGCTAAAAAGATTGTTAAACGTATTAAAGCTAAAGCATTAACGTGGGGTATAATGTTTGAACCTATAGCAACTAATATTTATGCGAAAGAACACAATGATATTACGGTATATGATTTTGGTGTTATAAGATCAACTGATAAAGATATTGAGTTTTACGGAGCATCTCCTGATGGTATAACTGCTTTGGGTGTTATGCTAGAAATTAAATGTCCTATAAGTCGTAAGATACAAGAAGATTATGTTAAAAAAGAATATATGGCGCAAATACAAGGTCAAATGGCAGTATGTAAATTAACTGATTGTGATTTTGCAGAGTTTGAATTTGAAATAGTGGAAACAAAAGAGGAGTTTTTAAAATTGGAAGAAAAGTATTGTGGTATAATTGTGGTTGATAAAGATGATGATTGTAAGTTTGATTTTTATACTGAAATTGGTCTTACACCTTTAGAATGTTATTTAAGTGCTTTGAACTTAAATGATGGAAACATAATTTATTGGAAGCTACGTAAGATGCAAGTCCAACGTATAGTTTTTGATAAAAATAATTGGAAAGAATATTATAAACCTAAGATATTAGATTTTTGGGAAACTGTTAATAATTATGAACATAGTGATGAAGATGACTTTCGTTCTGATAGTGATTAAGTATCACATCTATTAATTAACTCTAAATATGATTTACCATTTTCAGTTATTTTTGTAGGATTAATAGACTCATTAAGTTTTATTATATCATTTTGTGATATTGTTACTCTACCTATTTCATTATTTACAACTAATTCTTCATTTATTCTATAACCAAAACCATATATATAATATTTTTCATCTTCTATTTCTGTATTAAATGTGCTTTTACATCTTGTATTATATTGATTATCTTCAGGAACACTGAAATCATCCGGAATTGTAAATGATTTTTCTTGTGTATCTTCACTTTGTTCAGGTTCTTCACTTTGTTCAGGATATACAGGATCATCAACATTGAATTGACTGGCACATCCGCATACAATTTTCATATCTGTATTTGAGATTGATAAAGATCCTTTACATTTAATAAAACAATTAGCATCATTTGATAATTTGAATTTTAACGAAAATTCTTTTAATTCATTATCATTACATATTTGTTCAGAACAATATAGTAGGTTTTGATAATAAGAAGCTGATTTAAAATACCTCATCATTTCAGTGATACCTGAAAAACACGGACGTTGTTTAAATAATAAATTAGTATTATCTTTTATTTTGATATTTCCTTCACTATCAGTTCCATTTTGTTCTAAATTATAATAATCACACTTGGCTTGATATAATTCATCTTTATATTTATCGTATAATGGGTATAATAATAACATTTGTGTTTTTATATTTGTTGCATTAACATCTGTATTTTTTTCAGTATCAAAATCACCATTATTATAGATGGCATATGCAGGAGTAAAATCCTTAGAGTCTTTATTATTAAAATAAATATCTTTGTAATATTTTTTAGATTCTTCTATATTATTTTCAATATAATATGGATGATGAATAAAAATAGCATAAACGGGTCCTACCATTATACTATTTTTAATTATATTTTGATTTTCATCTGTATTAGGTGTTATTTTTTGCACTTTACTGTATAATTCAGGATTATGTTGTTTAAAATGATCTAGATCTTGTTTGATAGCATTATATATTGTTTGTCTGGTTATTAAATCTGTTATATCGTGGATAGCTGGAGATGTTCTTATAGGTATTTCGTTTTTAATAATTTCCAAAGGATTATTATATTCAGGTCTCCATTCTTGTTTTAAAAATCCTTGGGATTTAAAACAAAACGATGCTAACACAGGCTGGCTAACTGGATCTAGGGTTGGATCAGGATTGATGGAAGTAGTTGCATAACTATATTCGCCGTAATTAAAATCTATAATATCGTTAGGTTCTGAATTACGTAAATCGTAAATATCTTGAGTAAATGCTTCTTTAGTTTTACATAATATCAATGTAATTATAGTAGCTATAGCTATGATAGCTAATATTATTAATAATATTGTTTTCATTCTTATTATTATTATAAGATCTATTTATTTGGGATTATTAGGAAATAACTAATCAAACAAATTTGAGGAATTTAACTTATCAAAATCTAGATTAGAACAACTGACATTAGTACCACTAGGATCACCCTTACACAATTTCAACTCACTAATATCAATTCTAAATTCCTTACCAGTTTTTAATTCAATTGTATCAGTATTAATACTATAAAAATCATCTAAATTACTTAATACACTACCATCACCTAAAATACTATTATAACGTAAATTTGAACTGGTAATATTACCAATATTCTCAATCATACTAACATATGTATTAGTATCAATTTGATTGTGAGCACCTTTAAAAAATGCATAAGATGAATCTAAATTACTGCTAAATTCATTTGCACCTGTAGAATTATTATATATATTTGAAAGTCTGTCATTGTCTTTAATAACAGAATAAGAAGCCTTAAGATATCTATATTCAGTAGTGTCATTAAGATTACTTAATTTTTCATCTGTATATTCTTTATTGGCATCTTTAACTAATTCACGTTGTTGATCATTAAATAGTTTAGCACCAAAGATATTTGAAAGATCACGTTGGCTAGTAGATACATCATTAATATTAAAATCTTTATCAAGTAATTTATCTTCTAGATCATTAGATAAACTAGGATTATCTTTAATAATTTCTAAAAGATTTTTGTAAAATGTATTAGATTCATCATATTTTGATACGTGCATAAAGTATAATACGCCTATTATACCAACTGCTATAAGAACTATAAATATAAAAACTAAGAGAAAAATAGTATCTCCTTGCATTATTTATTTAGTATATTTATTTTAATTCAATGATCATTTTTTCAATAATCTCATTGTTTGTATATTCATTTTCTGTAGGTTCGCCTCTAATGCTTTCTATATTATCTTCATCTATTTCTATCATTGCTTCTTCAATATCTTTATTTTCTTCTATATAACCTCCAATATTTTCAGCATTTTTTGTTTCTTCAACATCATCAATTGTTTCAAAATCTTCTGTATAACCACCAATGCTTTTAATATCTTCAGCATTTTTTGTTTCTTCAACATCATCAATTGTTTCAACATCTTCTTTATAACCACCAACGCTTTCAATATCTTCAGTGCTTTCAGCATCTTCTATTTCAATACCAATATTTTGAGTGTCTTCATCATCATCATTGTCTGCATCATTGTCTTCATCATTGTCTTCATCATTGTCTTCATCATTGTCTTCATCATTGTCTTCATCATTGTCTTCATCATTGTCTTCATCATTGTCTTCATCATTGTCTAAGTCTTCAACTTCACCGCCTTTTATTTTCTTAGGTTTATCAGGTTTATCGGTTTTTTTAGTTTTTTTAACGTCTTTTTTGCTGACATAAGACATAAATTCTTTATATAACTCTTCGCTTTTTTCAGTATCTTCAAAATAAATAGTATCATCGTCATTATCATCATTATCTGAAAAATGTTCAATACTATTAAGATTATTATGTTCAATAGTATTAATGGTGTTATATTTCATATCTAAACTCATAGTATTTAATTCTTGTGATAATAATTTGAAAGTGTAAGGTATATCAACCTTTGCCATATTAAGTGTTGGTTTGGTGATAGGTGTTCCTTCGTGTTCATCGATAAGCATTGAAAATTTATCTGAACGTTCCATATAAGATTCTTTAATAAATGAAGATACACCGTGTCCTAATAATACATCACGTTCCATTTCACCTAAACGCAGACCACCACTTTTACGTCTTCCGTGGGTTGGTTGTCTGGTCAAGAATTCTTTAGGAGCGAAAGCACCGTGTCCTCTAGCGTTAATTTTATCAGAAACCATATGTTTAAGGCGAAAATAATAAACGGGACCAATAAAAATCTCGCTTTTAATTTGTGTTCCGGTTAGCCCATTATACATTATTTCAGTTCCATTTCTTTCAAATCCAGACCGCACTAAATCGTCTTGCATTTTCTCACGATCAAATGGAACAAATACAGTTCCATCACCTTGAACACCTTTAAGACAACATACTTTAGCATATACACTTTCAACAACGTGTCCTATTGTCATACGTGAAGGAAATGCGTGAGCATTCATAATTATATCTGGTCTTAATCCATCTTTTGTATAAGGCATATCTTCTTCATCAAATATGCGACCTATAACACCTTTTTGTCCGTGTCTACTAGAATGTTTATCACCAATTTCGGGTTGTTTAATTTTTAAGAATCGCACTTTACATATTTTATCTTTATTTTTTAAAGTTCTACTGGAAACATATACATCATCAATAATACCGTAAGCGGATATGTCTGTCATAACAGATATATCAACATATTCTTTTTCAGTTACTGCTCTATCAAACATTCCTTTTTTTTCAGTTTTGATAACTGTTCTTTCAAGGATAGCACCTATAACAATAACATCCATATTAGGTGGAATGTGTATTCCTTTTTTAATAAAACCATTTTCATCTAAATAAGAATAATTTGCTTTTTTCTTAAAACCTTTTACATTAATACCTTTATTAACTAGATCTTTAGGATTACAGAAATATTCTTTTTCATTAACATCTTTGTTTGAAATACTTAACGAAACAGATTTAAAAGAACTAATTTCTTCAAAACTTCTTTCAATAGTTCCACGATTGATCATTAAACTATCTTCTTGATTAAAACCGGAATAAGACATAACAGCTACAATAATATTAGTGCCGTTTGGCATATTTTCACTTTGTGTTAAATTAGATGGTTTTGTAGTAATGATCGGTTTTTGTGAGTAATGTAATAAATAACCTGCAGTATCAAAACGATCTTTAAAGTTAGTTGCATAAACACCAATTGCCTGTTTGGATTGAGAAGCGTGGAAAATATTACGTGCAGCAAAACTATGATTACACATTGGTATATTAACACTAACAACGCTTAACATTGTAGAAGGATGTATTTCACAATGTGTATGTTGGTTATTAATTGCAGTTTCATTCATAGCAATATATGAAATATCGGTTTCTTCGATATCAATATATTCTATAACACCGCAGTGTTTTTCCATTGCTTCAATTGTTTCAAGTAGATCTTTATTTTTATCTTTAAAAGGTGATTTATAACCATTTTTGGTATAAATATTTTCAGTGTAATCGTTATCTGTATGATAAGTTCCTAATAGTAGATTAAACCAGTTATCGTCTTTTTTACAACTATGAATCTTTGATTTTTTAACAATAAGTAGTGGTCGCATTGCTCTACCTGGTTCTGTTAAAATACGTATTTCATTATTAAGACGATCTAAAATGATACCAGTTAAAATATTAACAGATCCTGTTTTTTTGCAAGCTTTTAAAAATCTATTTAAAATAATTGGTTTATGTGTTGTGCCTACTAAAGTTCCATTTATAAATAGCAAAGTTGTTTTAACTTTATTTAAAATCTTTGCACTACAATTTTCTAAATCTATAAAAACAGTACTATCAATTAAACATTTTAGTATATCATCTTGACTAGTTCCTGCAGTAATTTTCGCAAGTAATGCAAGATTCTTTAAATATCCTATAGAACCACCATCGGGTGTTTCATATGGACAGATAATACCAAATTGATGAATATGTAACATATGTGATTTAAATAATTTAAGACTTCTATCAATATCAATATTAACACGTCTAACGTGGGATAAATACCCTAAATAGCTAATTCTAGACAAATCTTGAACCTTACCTTCTTCGCAATCATCAGGATTAGCATCAGATAATCCCCATTTACCTTTTAAAGATTTTACAAATGTTTCGCTCATATATATTGATGGTAATATTCTACGAACATCATCGCTATTACCCATAAATTTCTTATACATTTTAATATTTATAGTATCATCGGTAGAATTAATAGCATCAATATTAATAATACTACTATAATTATATTTACTATCTATTTTATCTCTTATTGCTTTAGTAAATTTCGCATATGTAGTTTTATATAAATCTGCTAACATAGCACCACTAACATCAATACGCTTATAAAAGTAACTATCTTTGTCTGTTTCTTCTAAATAACCAAAAGTAAAATAAGCAAATTGTTTAACCATATAGCCTAAATATTTAACTTTACCATCCCAAGATTCTATATTTGGAAATAGATCTAAATTAAGAATACCATTAATAATTTCTTTGCTTTTAATATTACTTATGTTATGATCAAATATATAATCTACTAAATTGAACATTTTGTTAAATGTAGTAAATTCATTTGCACTTATTATACAAGGTCTTAAAAACTCTTCATATTTATTTTTTTGCTCTATTGTATGATCATCTGGATTACCGAATATTGTTTCATAAACATCGTAATCTGTCAGTATTCCTAAGAAATTAAATAAACAAATGATAGGAATATCAATTCCTATTTTTGCCATATTAAAGACAGTTGAACCTTGATTTTGGTATTTAATTTGTGATACAACATTAAGAACGTCAGAAAATCCGAGTTCTTTTATATATCTATTGCTTATACGATCATTATATTCTATTTTTGTTGGTTTTTTCCACATTTTCATTTCAAAACGTTTAGGATATAGAGAACCTTCGCCTTTTTCAGCTATACAAGATATATAACCCTTATGACTAAAATCATCTCCTTCATCTAACTTTTGTAAAAATAATCTATTTTTAGTTATTCTTTCTTGTGATATAACAACTTTTTCTTTTCCATCTAATATAAAATATCCTCCGTAATCATAACGACATTCTTTCATTTCACTTAAAACTTTTTTATTATTACCGTGAAGAATGCAAGCATCGCTATGAAGCATAATAGGAACAGATCCAATATACATTTTTTCAAATAAAGTATCTTTATCATCGTCAAATTTAACAGGGGTTGTAAAGTCATTTCTATCATAAAATTTAAATTTAACATCAGCATATATGTTAGTTTGATATGTTAAATTACGTAATCTTGCTTCATTAGGTGTTAATAATATGTCTTTATTATTTTCGTTAATTATAGGTCTATCAACATAGATTTTATTATTATGACCAATCTCAATTTCTAATTTAAAAATCATCTTATCATTTTGTGTTTTTATCATACTAATTGGGTTATTACTGCATATGATATTAGGTATATAAGCTCTTAGAAATTCTCTATAACTATCAAGTTGATGGCTAACTAAGGGGTATTTATGATCTTTGAAATATAAATCTAAAATATCCATTATTATTTACAAATCAAAAAGATAAAAACTTATTGTATTATTTCGTTAGTATTCCATTTACAACTTTCATATATTGTTTTTGCATTAGTATAATATTTGGAATTATTATTACTACTATATAAACGATTATTGTCTGAAATTTCATTTAATATGGTTATTTTATCGTTACATTGTTTATTTGTAAAAGGTTCTATTTCAGTGGTAATCCATTCACATTTTGCATATTTACTAGAATTTAATTGTGATGATTTGGTTGAATGGGTTGATTTGGTTGATTGATTTGATTCATTTGATTGAGATAAATAATTCCATAACCCATATTTATTAATATTATTAATATCGTTTGTATAAGAACTATTTGAAACAATAAAATTAGTTAATAATTGTATTGGATTAAAGCCATTTTCATAAACTATAATATTACCATTATCAGATATTACTAGAGACAATGGTAATTTATATTTAGTTTGTTCTGTTATTTTAATGGTAACAACAACAGCTTTATCATTATTTAACGTATTTACAGTTATTTTACAATCGGATGTTAAAGAAATAGCATATTTGCCGTTTGGAAATCGAAAAGAACTAAATTTTTTAATAATGGTATTATGTTTTTTAAGATTAATTTCACCATATTGATTAGTAAATAATGAATATGTATTATTATGTGATTTAATTTCAGTTTTTAATTCACCATTAGTAATAAATTCTTTATTTGTAAGTAATCTATTACCCCAAGGTAAATAAAATGTTATATTATTAATTATTGATTTATTAATATTAATTTGAAAAAATGGATAAATAAATTGTTGTATTCCTGGAAATATTTTATTACGTTTAGCAAGTTCTTTCATAACATCATTATTCCACATTGTATAGTGATTTTTTTTAATTTTTATAGGTTTAATAGCTAATTCAACAGCGTCTTCATCATCTTTTTTTTCAGGTGGAGGTGTTCCTTTAATACATTCAAAAATGTAGCTATTCATATGTAAAATGATATGATCATCGCATATTTCATCTGCTTGTAATAAATTAGGATCTTTATTAAGTAATTTAATATAATTGTCCCATCTATTCGCAATACCATTTTTTTTATGTGAATTTTTAAACATACAATCAATTGCTAAACAAAAAATCATTTCAAATACAATATCAGTATAATCAACATTATATTTAAATCTAAATTTATTACGTATTTTATCACCTTTTGGATTATAGCCATTTTTAGCATAATCAATTGGTCGTAAACATTTATTAGGTAAATAAACTTTAGTAAGTTTAACATTGGCTTTCATTGTGCTTTTGTCTTCACTAAAATTAGGTAATATTGCATTAATATTTTCTTCAATAGAGGAAGTAGTGCAACCATGAAAATAGCATATATTGTTTGAATCATGTTCAAAATTGCTTTCTTTATTTGCAAATTTGCGTAAAAACGTAGGAACTTTTGAATTATCAGTTGGTATAATATTATTCATAAAATTATGATTAACTAAATAATTACTAATTTCATTATGTATAAAATAATCAAACATATTAGTATGTATTTTATTTAAATTATTCATATTTGGGATTAAAATAATTAAATCTATATTACCTTTCCATACATAACGACCATATATAGTTTTATCTACAATAGATTTATTATTATTATTTTTTAATTGATTAACAATTTCAGTAAAAAACTGTTTTTTAAGATCATTATTATCGTTCTTAATTTTATCACAATACCGTGTTATATAAGATCCATTATAATCTAATATTTTAGAATAAGCAACATAAATAGGTCCTGGTATTTTACCACCAATAATGGTTTTACTAAATTGTAATAATATATTATCAATAATTTGTTCTAATTTTTGTAATTGGTCTGGAGACATAGTAAATTGATACATTTCGATATTATTACCGTGTTTTTTGGTATTATAATCTAAAGATTTTAGAATATTAGTTCGTATAGTAGAGTTATTTATTTTAGTGTTTCCAAGATTAACTGTTTTACGTATTTTGCACATATGTTTAGGTAATAAATTTTTATCAATATCTTTGTATTCTTTAGCTGTATAATAATTACATTTAATATATTTTAATAGTTTTGTATCATTTATATCTGATATATCTTTATTATTGATTGAATTAGGATGAGTTTTAATAGTATTTGGTGTGCTTGGACCCTGACCCATTTATTATTTATAATTCATTATATCTTATATTCATTAGGTTATATACATAATCACGATATTCTTCAACAGTCATATTTTCCTGACAAGTTACTAAATCCATTACATCTGCTACAACTTCACATTTACCATCTAATAGGACTTTAGAAAAACACATTACAGGATGTTCTCCTTTATACCAATGTAATGTAGGATCTATAGTTGCATTTTTATATTTAATAACAACCGGTAATATATCGAATTTGCCTCTAAATGCACCTGTTTTGAAAGGTGCTATATTTTTACCGGCAGGTATGGGTTCCATAGCATCAGGATAAATAACTAACATATTATCTTTAGGTTTTCTATTGGATATACGATCATAAATTAGATCAGTTATCTTTTGTCCTTTGATAGTAGAATCAAAAATAATACTATTAATTTTTTTGTTAAGTGTATACATCCCGGGGAATATTTTAGCACCTGGAATACTAGTTAATATACAAACATTAGGATTAGTCATTACGGTTATCCACATATCGAATACAGTTCTATGATTTAATACAACTATAAACTTTTTATCACCTTCATATAATTTTTGTATTTTATCTTCACCATTTATTTTTACATTACGTATATTAGCAACTTTTAAAAAATATTTAGTAGTATATTTAATCCACCAACTACCTAATCCACAATATACATATCCAATGTAGAATATAATATATAAAATAATTAATACAATTATTCTAAAGATAAATAAATACGCCATTTATCTTTTCAATAAAAATAATTAATAAGTATTTATACGCTAGTAATATTTATAATTCATTATATCTTATATTCATTCGGTTATATACATAATCACGATATTCTTCAACAGTCATATTTGTTTGACAACTTACTAGATCCATTACATCTGTTATCACTTCACATTTACCATCTAATAATATTTTATACAAACCAACAAATGGATGTTCTCCTTTATACCATCTAAATGTAGGATCTATAGTTGCATTTTTATATTTAATAACAACCGGTAATATATCAAATTTACCTTGAAATGCACCTGTTTTAAATGGTGCTATATTTTTACCTACAGGTATAGGATTCATACTGTCAGCAAATACAACAATTATATTATCATTTATTTTTCGTGTATTTATTTTATTTATTAAAGCTTTTGTTCCTTGGTTTGGTTCATAAAAAAAAGAATTTGATTTTTTGTTAATAGCATTAATAAAAGGCATTAAATTACCACCCGTTTTACTTAACATAAATCCAATATCTTGCAAACTATTTAGTAAAATAAAACAATCAAATAAACATTTATGATTTGCAATTACTAATAATTTTTTATCAGTATTTATGTAATGTTTAAATATTTTAACATTATTAACTTTAATACTTTTAAAATTAGCAACTTTTAACAATAATTTAGTCATAAGTTTTATCCACCAAGAATTAAAATTTAAATAAACATATGGAATTAAAAATACTATAAAAATAATAATTAATAAAATTATTCTAAAGATAAATAAATACGCCATTTATATTTTTTATAAAATAACTATTTATACGCTAGTAATATTCATTCTATAATAATAACCGATAATAGGTTGAAACATAATTAATGTAGGAGCTCCTAAATCCAACCAAGATTTATTTGAGTTTTCTATTTGTATTTCTTTTATTTTAGCATATTCATTTATAAGACTCGCACATCCTTTAATCTTAAAAATTAGATATTTGTCTGTGTGTTTTTCAATATAATCTTTAATTGCATTTACAACTAAAAGTTCTTTTTTATCTTTTTTATTGTGATTATATTCAGTTTTAATATCACCAATTGTTACAGTTAATTTACTATTCTTAGTATCACCTTTAACTAAAACCATTATTTCTACATTTTCTAATTCATCTTTCTTTGATTTAAAATCTAGATTGACAACTTCTTTTTGTGAAGACGTAATACGTTTTTTAACAACATTACCTTCTTTATCATATACTGGTTTTTCAAGAAGACGAATATAAGGTTCAAATAATAATTTTTGAACGTGTTGTTCTTTAAGACTTTCAATTCTTGACATTCGCTTATCATAATCTTGATAGATTTCTTTCAGTTTTAGTTTATCTTCCTCACGTTTCCAATAATCAGCAGGAAATGTATTATTTGGTATTTGATCAATACAAAGTGTATATAATTGGACTACGGGGTTCATAATTTGATTTTTAATATAATGTAGATAATCAGGTTTAACAGTATCTTTATTTTCTAATATGAAATCTTTAGTTTCAATACGATCACCTTGTAGTGATTTAGGATCTTCGTTTTCAATGTAAATATAAGCTAACCTGTCGTTAATCTGTGGTTTATTACCGGGGTCTCTTTCAGCTATTCTTTCAGCCAATACTTTATGTGCTATTTTCGTAGGATCTTTATATGTGCTTTTCAATGTTTTGGATATTACAAGACTATTAAGATCTACATCACCATTAACAATTTTTTGTAAATGGTTATCTAATATTTCGAAAGAACCCGGTAAATCATTTTCCCATAGTATCTTTTTGATAACAGCACCATAAACTTCTTTCATTATTTTGGAATAATCTCTACGTTTTAGAGCAATACCCATACTTTTTTCCTTACATTTAGTTGGATCAGTTTCGTATAATAGTCCTACATAACGTTTTTTACTGAAAAGTATGAAAGGATATAGAACTTTTTCGTAATTAAGAGCTTGAGGTTTGTAATCTTTAAGATGTTCTGCTATAGCTTTTTCAACTTCTAAGCCTTTTTCAATAGCTTCAGGAACGGCTTCTTTACCTTTATGTTTTAGATTAAATTTACAGAAGATGGAATCAGTATCACCGTAAATAACATCAGCATTGTAATTTTTTTCAACAAAATCTTTAGCTTTCATAATCATATTTCTACCAGTAGCAGTTGTGCAGGCAGCTATAGACTTCATATAAATAGGGGATGTTTTAGCACCGGTTTGTCCATATAATGAATTAGCAGTAATTTTATAAGCTAATTGAAGTGAATCAAATACTGCTTTTTCAAAATCATTGTAAGTATCTGTAATAGATACAATTTCTTCGGTAATATTAATAGTTTCGTCTGTAGTTTTTATAGTATTATTGCTAGAATTATATATACCACTGTATTCATTGGTGGTTGTTTTAACAGTTTTATATTCAATTTTATTTCTAGTTGCTTTACGTTGTTTTATAAGCATTTCAAGAATCTGTGGAATAGTAGATTTTTTACCATTACGATATTTGATATAGTAATGAGGATCACCGTCAATTTCAATTTTATTTAGTATAAGGTCTTTAGTATCTTCAAGTAATTTATCGTCTTTAATATATTCATTAATATCTTCAGGTAATATATGTGATTCGTGTGATAGGTTTTCAGCAATCATAGAACTAGGATATAACGAAGAATAATCAAATACTACAATAGGGTCATCAACATAAATACCTGTTTTAGGATTTAGAACAATAGCACCTTCATACATTCCGTCATCAATGACTTCTTTAGAAGGTATTACTTGTTTGCGTTTTGTGCATTCATACATAACAAGAGAATAGATTTTAGCACCTTGCCCTCTATGAAAGATATATGATAATGGAACAAGGCATACATTACTCATACCAGTGTTATTTTCTAAAACTTTCATTTTATGAAATAATCTATTTACGAGAATGCAATCTTGAATACAATAAATACCAATATCAGCACGATCGTTAGATGTGCCTAAAAACTTTGAGAATATTTCGTTAGGTTTAAGATCAACTTTCTTTTCTCCTAATATATGTTCGGCAACATTATCCAGTTTATAATTATCTAATGTTAGGATTGTTGGTGCTTTTACATAAACAAACATATCAATAACTAAGATACCTTCGAATTCATAGAAATAAGTATTTACTTCACCTAATGCTGAAGAAGTTAGAGTTTTACTCCTAAAATTAGCATCAATTTTACCAGATTTACCGAATTCTGATGTAAATATTTCGTTAATAGAAAGTTCTGAACATCTATCGTAAATATATTTAAAATCAAAACCCATAATATTGTAACCAGTTATAATATCAGGTTTCATAATTAGCATCATTTCTTTCCATTTTTTAAGTAGTTTATCTTCAGTTTTACAAGGGACAACCTTAACACCTTCAATTTTATCGCAAGAACCTAGATTAACTAAATGTTTATAAATAATTTCGTCAGATCCATAACGATGAAAGGTGGTTCCAATTTGAATAATAGGATCACCTTCTAATTTTGGTAATTCTTTTGATAAGATATTTTTAATATTATCTTCTTCATATTGAATTTCTTTTTGTGTAAGTTTAGCATTAGATATTTTTTGAAGAATAGTTTTAATATTTCCACATTTACTTTTGATACCATCAAGTTGTTTAGGGCTTGGATCGTTTTTCATATTAATTTTATGAATACAATTTGTCTTATTAATTTGAAAATCATCTTTCATAACATTACTAATGATTGACATAATACTGATATCATTTGAACAAATATATTCTGCATTTTCACAGAGATCTTGTGCGAGTCTTTTATAGGTTTTAATAGCCATAGGAAAATCACCTGAACTACTCGTGCATTCAATATCAAACGAAGCAATTAGTAGGGGTGCAATAGTATTAATAGGTTCGGGTTTAATATCTTCTGTTGTAATGATATAAGCATAATCGCAATTAGTATCTGCAATTTCTTCACCATTATTGATAGTAACCCAACCAGATGGTTTAATTTCTTTTTCGTGAATAAATCTAAGAAAAGGATCAATATTGGTTTCGTATAATTTCCAAATATCTTTAGCTGGTTTTTCTTTCCACACATCTTTGGAAGATGTATCACGATTAAAGGAATTGAATATAGATTGCATTTTTCTAAATAATCCTAGATTAGATGTAGTAATTTTAAGAAAACATCTAGGCTCTTTAGAATAACCCCAAAAGTCAGTTAATTTAACACATTTATAGTCTAAGTTATCATATTCTTTTGTATATAATGCATCTTCTGTTTCATAACCACAATGTATACATTGTCTTGCATTAATTTTATGACAACATATTTTATCCTCAACATTGTATTTCTTTTTGTAATAGGTGTAAGCTTTGTCTTGTAGTTTATTAAAAAGCTGTGTTTGAATAAAATTAAAAGCTTTGTTTTTTTCTTTAAAACTTATAGGAGCTCTTACATAAAAGAATGGTTTAAAATCTTTAATACAACAAAAAACGGTTTTATTATCAGATTTTACACCATAAATATGAATATCGTAATTATAAGGTTTTTTCTCTACATCAGTTGTATTAATTTGATCCGCATATTTGGGTATATACCAATCAACAATTTGAAATGTTGTTGTGTTCATTATTATTGATTGTCATTAATTTTTTATACGCATCATTTTTTTATTGGTCATTTAAAACATTAGAAGTAATATTCATACCACAGTATGGTTCTTGGTCTTTGCTATAATCAACATAATTATAAATACCAATATTAACTGCGTGTTCTAGAAGCCATTCGAAATTATTCCAAAACTTTTCATCGTGTTGTTGTGATGTTAGATCGCAAATATGTGCTAATTCGTGAATAATAACATACATTAGGGTATTAATTTCAACGAAATTATTATTTCGTTGTCTTAAACAAACTACGATTTTTTCGCCTTTATTAACAGTATAGCTTGTAACACCTGATTTCATTTCTTGTGGATCATTTTCGGTTATATTATTAGGATTGAAACGAGATAGTAATGTTTTAGTGCGTATATCTTGTGATTCTGATTTTTTTAAATGATCTAGTAAGGTTTTAACTCTAGTAATAGCATCTGATAATAGGTTAGCGGATTCTTTATTATCTTCAGTAATTTGAACACGATATTGATTACCATCATCTGCTTTTACATAAGTATGATTGCGATTATTGTAATAAGTAATACTAAAATATAAAACAATAGCTAAAATAATACAAAAAATGACAGATTCTATNAGATTTTTATCAAGCATATAAGTATATATTTATTAGTAGTAATATTAGAAAATGAATTACTCTTTATTTTTATTAATAAATAAAACTATAATAATTGGTTCGGGATTAGACATTGTTAGTAATATATATTTATTTAAGAATGTGTTTTTTAAACAATTTACAATTTGGAATATTATTTCAATGTGGTTAGATTGTTATAATAAACAAGTAATTATGAATAATATAACTATATGTTTTATGTTTCATTCAATGTTTTTATTAGATCCTAGGTTGATATATAAAATACCTAAAAGATGTGGAATATCTTTAGGTTCTTTTGGTATTGTTAATATAATTTTACATATTATACCATTTACGTATTCAGTGGTATATTTAAAAAATAATAAAGTAACTATAAATGAACTTGATATATTAGATAATTTATTTTATTTTTTAATATGGAGTGTATATGTAGGATTTGATTATTCAATTTATAGTATTGATAAGTGTTATTATAAATATTTATTTTTAGTTTATTTTAGTTGTTTAGGTTGGTATAAAAATGATTTTATATATTTAAAATGATTTAATGTCGCCTTACATAATGATTAGTATTTCGTATTATTATACAGATGCTGATAAAATAGATTTAAAAAATAAAAATCTTATATCTTGAGCACGAATTACATCAATATCAGCACTAAAATCACTTTTAATACCAAACCATTTATTTTTATATTCTAAGTATAATGATGAGGTTTTAACAAAATAATCATTATTAAATTCTAATTTTTTATTATTGTAATATAGATAAGTTTCTACATTATCTTCTGTAGTTATAAAAGATATATTTAGATCTTTAATTTTATTTAAAATATCATCTAAGATATTCATTAATTCAAATACTATTTTGTTTAGCATTTCATTATCTACATATTTATCATATGTATATTTCGTATTACTAAGAATTATATTCTTAAAATCTTTAGGTATTTCGTTTATCTTAACCTTTAGTGGTGTAAATAATTCTATTATTTGTTTTTCCATTTTTTTAATATATAAAGAAATGTTTTTATATATTAAATGACTGTAGGATAACGATATTCTACACTTGATCTTAATATTATAAATGTTATTATACAAATAATTATTGGTTATTTAATAGCTGATTTTATTACGGCATTAATTCATTGGTTTGAGGACAATTATTTGGAGTTTAATACAAGTAGTTCTATTATTAATGATATTGCATTTCACAATACAATGCATCACTTTTATCCTAGAATGATTGTAATGAATAGTTTCTTTGATAATATTAGAACTTCATTAATATTAGCATTTATATTTTCTTTATAACTTTATTTATAGTATCAACATTAGCAAATTATATACATAGACTAGCACATCAAAGAGATTGTGAAAACAATTCATTTGTTAAATTTATGCAAAAATATGGATTATTTATATCACACAAAGAACATTCGCATCATCATTCAATTAATCCAGAAATGAAATATGGTGTAATTAATAATTATACAAATTATATATATGACGGTATTGGAATATGGAGAATATTGGAAAAAATAGTTTATTTTTTTACAGGTATTAAGCCTTGTATTAAACCAACTACTGAATATTTTTATTCATATTATGATGATACTTTATTAAATTTAATAATTTCAAAATGTCCTCGTAGATTAACAGACAAAGAACAGAAAATATATTTTAAAAAACTTAAAGATATTTATATTATTAATAATAAATATCAAAAAAAATGTTATAACTCTTAAAATCTTTAGGTATTTCGTTTATCTTAACCTTTAGTGGTGTAAATAATTCTATTATATATTAAATGACTGTAGGATCACAATGTTCTACACTTGATCTTATAACCACTATTGTATTTTAATATATTTTTGAACATTTAATATTATAAAAATGATATAAACTCCTAAGAGAATAACAATTATAAAAATGGAAAAGTCATATTATTTAACAGGATGGAATTTAGTATCTCCTACAATTCCTTATAAAAACTATGAAATATATAAAGAATTTACGTATAATGCTGATGTTATTTTAGGTATTATAGATGCTGTTGGTGTTTTAGACACTAGTAATATTAATTTAAAGATTCCGTATAATAATGAAGAATTTCTTAAGATGATCACAGTGCCTTATACAATGAAAGATAATAATATTATAATTTCAAAAGTTAATTATATTGATTTAATGGGTAAATTGTATGCAGAATCTACGGAACATTTATATGATGATAGTAATTTTAATAAAATAATAGATTGTAATCAACCTGTAATTAATTTTATTAAAATTAACAAAGATGCTATAATTCCAACGAAAGCTAATTTTAGTGATGTAGGTTATGATATTAGTATTTTAAATGAACATAAAAAACTTAATTCTAAAACTACATTGTATGATACTGGTATTTGTTTAAATATTCCGGTAGGTTATTATGTTGAAATAGTTCCTAGATCATCTATAGTGAAATCCGGATATATGTTAAGTAATAGTATAGGTATAATAGATTGTAGTTATAAGGGTAATTTGTATGTAGGATTAACAAAGGTGTGTGATGATGCTGTAGATATTGAATATCCATTTAAGTGTTGTCAGTTGATAGTGAGAAAGCAAGTATTTCCAAAATTTATTGAAATGAAAATAGAAGAAGTATTGGAATCTAAAAGAAATACAGGAGGGTTTGGATCAACAAATGTTTAACATTATATTTAAATAATAATGACAGATTTAACACATTTATTTATATCAGGAAGTCATTTATGGGGTTTATATAACTTAGGAATTATAAGATATATGCAAGGCTATCCACATTATTTTACTAAAATAAAAGATATAGGAGGTGTATCGTTTGGTGCAATAACTGCTTATTTTATTATTTTAAATATTGACATCTCAAGAATAGAAAAGTTATTTTATAAATTAGTAGAAATGGAAGAATTTAAGTTAATACCGTATGATAAATTAATTAATATAATATATGAAAAAGGTATTCAAGATGTATCAATATATTTTGATATAATGGAGGAAGGATTAAGTGAATTTAAAGGTCTAACATTTGCTGATATATCTAAAAAATACGGAAAAAACTTACATATATTAGCATTATGTGTAAGCACCGGAGAACTTACATTATTTAATACAGATAATACACCTGATATCTTAGTTGCAGATGCTATAAAAGCATCTTCATCTGTTCCTATAGCATCAACACCAGTAGAAATAGATGGTTATTTATATTGTGATGGTTGTATAACGAGTAATACATTATTGGAATATTTTCCAAATATTCCTAAGAATCAAATATTATCAATAATACATAAGTTTAATACATCAGTGAAGCAATATGAAAAAGGTCATAAACTAACTAATTTCGAATATTTTAATAATTTATTAAATATATATTATAGAAAACAAAATTATATATCAACATCAAGTAAAATTAATGATAATACATTGGTAATTAATAATCACGATTCTTTAATAACAACTACGACAAATGAAGAAGGATTTTATATTAATATTGATACAAAAACGGTAGATTACGCATTAATACACGGTTTTAAACTAATGGTAGATTGGATGGAAAAGCACTATAAAGAATAAATAAATAAGTAATATATAAAATGTTAGTAGTTTCATTTGATATTGGTATTATTAATTTAGGATGTTCGGTTTTATTAGATAATAAACTTATTGTGTGGAAAGTTATAAGATTATTTGAAAAAATGAAAAAATCAATTAGTATAGCGGAATTATCGCAAATGATCTACATAAGAATGGATGAATTGATAGGTGAAATTAAAGAAATTAACGATGAAAAAATAGATCTAGTTTTATTAGAAAATCAACCGTCTAAAGGTGTTATGAAAACCATACAAATGTTAATATATGGTTATTTTTTTAATTTAAAACATTACGATAATTATGTTATTGATATAGTTCAAGTAAATGCTTCAATAAAATTGGAAGGTTATGAGATGGATAAAACTTGTAGTAAAGCAGAGCAATATAGGAATAATAAGAAAAAAGCAATAGAAATATGTTGTTTAATGATAAAAGACAATGAGCGTTTAGAAAGTATATTTAAAGAATATAAAAGTAAAGCAGATGACTTGTGCGATTCTTTATTACAAATAGTTGGTTATTTAAAAAAACGTAAAAAAATAGAAATAAAAATGATAACATAATAAAATAAAAACATAATGTCGATGAATCAAATAATTTATAAAGATACTTTTAAATGGTTGAAATCTATGTCAAAAGATGAAATATGTGTAATGATATTGAACACTAATTTTGATAATTTAAAAACAGTAGATAGTAAAATAAAAGCATTGAAAAACTGGAATAAACCTAACAATAATATTACTAGTTTGGATGTTAAAAAAATTCGTAAATGGATACATCAACAGAAAATTTTTAATAAAACAAAGAATAAGATTGTATCATTGTATGAAATATTTGGTAAAGATAAGACGTGTGCAATGTTTGGATGTTCTGCAGAGTATCTTAAAAAATGGTTGGCAGCAAAAACATATAATACTATTAGTTATACTTATGGAGATAATGAAATAGATATAAGAAAATCAGCAGAATTAATATGTAATTCTATGCAATCTATAATAAACGATAGCACACTTAAATTAATTGATACGTTAATACATATATAATGCAAACTAAATACACATATATATTTCATTGTAAGAATATTAAGACGCCTTTAATATGGGCATTATTTGATGAAATAGAACGTGATTATGGTTATTTTATTTATTTTTTGAAATATAAAGAAGATTATGATTATTATAGTGGATTTTCGGGTAAAGAAAAAAATTATAAAGAATTACAAACTTATATATGGAATGAAGTTGTTGGAAAAATACAATGTATATTAGATAAACATAATATGCAAGCATATGATAATGATAATAGACATTATATAGAAATGACGCTTTCAACTAAATTACATAGATTGTATAGTATATAAAGATTTATTTTTATATTTAAATGACTGTCGTATGGTATATAATATTACAAAATAT